TTTCCATTTTCCTTTAATACTGTTTGGGAATACACTTATTCGAAAAGTGCAATAAGGGTTTAAATTTGATTTTTGGTACTATATTAGAGGATAGTACATATAATGTTTAGCGTCTATTATAGCGCTCTACTATTATACATAGGTGCTTTTTTAATAAACCTATCGTTTAGGTCTTTTTAAATTGGGCAAGATCCAAAGCTACAAAGTATCTCTTTAATTATTTGATTTACTTTGGTATAGTCTTTAGTACTGCTATCTATGCTTTCGTTAATTACGTGCATATAAGATCCTGGATTAGAAGGTGTCGATACGAAGTCCCAGCATAGGAGGTCAAAGTCGTCTTGTACTTCCATTACAGTTCCACCTGCTTTTAACGACCCTGTTCCTCTTGAGGATACTCCAACTGTAATATTGGATTCGATTAATGCTTTTAATATATTCCCGGACGGAGTAGGCAGTATCTCTATCTTACCCATTATATGGTCTCCGTTCCACCAGATATCTGTTATGTTATGAGATACGTTTTTTAGATTTATTACTGTAGTTTCAGGATGGTCTAATTCTCCAAGTGCTCTATTCTCTTTAACAGAGTCCATATATTTACTTATCTCTCTCTCCCATAATGCTTTAGGGTAATACCTACCATTACCGTTCTTAACTTCGGCAGTAGCTAATATACCTTCTACTAAAGGAAGCCCTCTCTTAGAGGTTTTACCTTCTGAGATTAATCCTACGGTGGGTTGAAATAAGTTGGTCTCTATTAATAGGTTACTCATCTTAAGCTCTTGTAATGGTATCGTAATGTATGTCTTGAACTTCTCCTCGATAATCTGCGTAGACATCAACTTCCCACTCTTGCCCGTTCTCGTCTTCACCTACCCAGTATTGATCTTGACCTTCATTGCCGTGATCGTCAATCATATCTCCATAGTCAAACTCTACTTTATGTACAGTTTCGCCGTCTTTGAACTCAACATAAGGCCATTTAGTTGTAATAACTTTTACTTGGTTTTCGTTGATTGGTGCTTTTTTAATAATCCCTTCTGTTATATCACCGTAGCCGCTTGCTTTATACTTGCCTTTAGCTTCTTTCTGCTCTTCTTGAGTATAGCCTAACCCTTTAATACCGAACTGTCCATCTTTAACGTAGTATAGTGAATCTTTAGCAAGATTTTTTGTAACAAGCTCTTTAACTTCCTCTACGGTTTTATCTACATTTTTAGGATCTTTCATTTCAACATAGAAGCCTTTAAGTAATTCTGCTCCTATAACGTTATCCATGTTCTTGTCGTCCTTATAATCGAAATTTTTTTCTTCTAAGTCTGTTACTTCTTTAGAAGTTTTCTTTTCTGTTGCTTTTGCTTCGGTGAGATTGCTATTAAATATCTTAAACCAATTCGGTTCAGTATTTTTAGAAGTTATATCGTTGCTTAAGTTCTCAGTAATGATACCTCTCTCTTTTAGATTACTTACTGCTTGATCAAAAGTTAATACGTTTGTTACGTGTTGAGGAAACTCTCTTTTTGCTTGTTTTAAGAATAATTCTTTATTTCCTTTCCCTTCTTTTATAAGGTTGTAGTTATTTTGTAAGCTTTTCATTATTAATAAATAGGTACGTTCTTGGTGTTTAGTTCTATTTCCAAAGGTCTTTATATTCTATTCCTTTAGCTTTTTTTCTTAATTGTTGTTGATTCACTAATTTATAACCCATATCTAAGTAATAGTTACGAGTTGTTCCTTTTGCTCCTTTCTTTGGGTTAAACGCAAACGGTGTTGAATAGGCTCCTGCAGCAGCGGAAGTGCTAATCTCCCTTAACTGCTTCTTTAACCATTCTTTCCGCTTTCTACTCTGCTCCATTATAGATTGTTTAATAATTCAGAGTACTGTAATAGGTTTACGATATCGTCGTTACTAACTCTTTTGGTTTTACTGATAGGGTTGGCGTATTTGATAACTTCCTGGAGTTTTATGATAAGTACTTTATCTCCTATCTCAGATATCTTAGATACTATATCTTTTTTGATTTCCTCTACTTTAGTATTGTAGTAGTCTCGTAACTTACTACTATTGTCGATAGAAGTAACTACCTCTTTTAAGATGGCTTTTTGATCTGAAGAAAAGCTATCGTATTTCTCATTAAACTTTTCTAACATAATACGGTGTGTTAGTAGTTTAATATCTTTTGGATACTCTGCATACTCTTCCATTAAGGTATCTTGTTTAGTTTTAACCGGTTCTTTTACTAGGTGTTCTAATAATGTCATCTTATTATTAATAGTATCTTCCGGTGTTATATTTCTACTGCTCTGGTTCTCAATCAAATTATTAAGTGCAGCATATATCTTATAGTTATTAACTTTAGCTTTAAAGAATTTCTCTACATCGTAAGATTTTTTTATTTCTTTGATAAGGTTATATCTTTGCTTTTTAATTTGAGCTCGGTCAAGTTTCGATGCTGCTTCTAAAAGTGATGAAATTACTAGTTCAGATTTAGTTTCTGATAAGTTTTTAAAGTTACCTAACTGTTCGTAAATTTTATATTCTTTTCCTAGTTCTGTGTTTACAAAGTATTTCTTTAAAGTTTTTATAGCAGGGGAATTATTATTATCGAGAGTGTCTGTAGTGATCTGTCTCACTAAAAGTTCGAATAATAGCCCTGTATTTTTATACTTTGAATGTTTAACTACTGCCATTTCTGCTATATATTTATTATAAATAGTGTGTTATTCATCTTCTCTTATTTGAGACTCGTCTAGGAGCCCGCCTTTCTTGTTTTTATCTTCAAACAGATTAACTTTTTTATCGGTAAAAGTCTCTAAAGTTTTGTAGTGTTTGGAGAATTCTCTCTTTGTAGATTCAAAAGCAAAGGGTTTTGTTTTATCCCTACCGTATCCTTGTTGATCGTCATTCTTCATTGCATCTTTTCCTATTCTATCTTTTCCTAATGGATCATCTTGAGTTCCTAGGTAACTTGCTTTCTCTTCTGGTCTACCTATTGTAGGTTCATCTTCATTATAGCCTGTTGGAACATTTCCAGGTCTATCATACACTCTACCTTTTCCATATGCAGTTGCAATATCATGAGGCGTTCCGAAAGATTTACCAGAAGTATTTGGATCATTTCCTTCGTTTTCAACTTGACTTAATCTAAAGTTTCTCTTAGCATCTTCTACTGTCAAGTCTCTCATCTCTTCATATTCATCTACTGATAGATGGAAAATATTTTCGTATATCCAATCAGAGGGGAATAGTTTAGAATCTGTCATTGATTGCATTAACTCAACCTTCTCTTTCAATAATGCAACTCTTTCTTGATCGTATATGATCGATGGAGTTGTTAGAGATAGTTCGAAGTTTACTAATTGTTCTTGAGTGTATCCTTGAGTATATAAATGTATAAAGGCTATCTTATATAGTTCGGATACCATTATTCTCTGTATCTTCTCTACTGTTCTTGCAAATCGGATATCCTCTGCAGCAAGGACTGCTTTACCTGTTAAGTTCTCATCATAACCTAAGAATGCTTTAGGTACTCTTAATGCAGCAAATAGCTTATCTCTTAAATACTCAACGTCATTTATACCGTCGTACTGTAATCCTCCTAAGGTATCAATTTTAGTCGTAGTATCTCCGTTTCTCATTGGTATGTAGAAATCTTCCATCAGATTCTGCATATTATATTTTAAGTTGTATTGCCCTGTTTGAGGGTCTACGTATGGAGTTTTCTTTATCTTACCAATAGCTTTTTGTATAAAGTTCTCAACTTCTGCAGGAGCTATACCTCCTACATTCATATAGAATATTCTCTTCTCTGGAGCTCTTACTATTCTATGTACTAGCATAGCATCCTCCATTAAGGTATATTGTTTGAATAATTTTCTTGCTGGTTCTAGATAAGATCTTCCATAAGGTAGATAATTTATATCTGAAAGAAGTCTAAAATGGGCCATTTCGTAGTTATCGAAATATAAGGCATTTTCATCATTAGTACCTGGTGTTGGAAAATATCCGCTTGTACCGCTTGCTAAACCATTAGGGTTGTATTTAAACCTTGTAGACATTGGATGAGCTTCATCGTATCCGTCTTGTCTTTCTATACTAAATGCGGTAAACGGTATAGCGTTATAAACTCCATACTTCTCAGATATCTCTAACTTTAAAAAGAAGTCTCCATATTTACATGCATTTCGAATCCACCATGAAAGATTAAACTCTATATTTAATACATCATAGAATAAATTATAGAGTATTTTTTGTATATTTTCATCTGCAGATTTAATATGGAGTACTTCACCCATATCGTTTTTAAGAGTTGATTCTTCAGATAATATATCTAAGGTTGACGCTATAATAGCATCAGTATCCATTACGTCATACTCGGAGTAGAGTTGAGGTCTTAATTGTTGGTAGTTATATGTTGCTTGTTGTCCGTATAGTGAAGTAGGACTAGTTGAATGTATACTACTGTATCTACTTTGGAAGGAGTTATTTTCTAACTCTCCGGCAACTTGTATTTGATTTACGTCAGCTACTTTAAGTTGATTACCTCCTACGTTCCTAATTATAACATCTGTAGAGAATAATCTCTGTAGTCTGCCAAGTATGCTTTTATCTGCCATGCTTTATGAATGTAATATAAGTATAAATATTAAAGAAAGCCACTTCCCCTATTTATAGAGCCATGAAATATCCTCCCGTCCACCTATTCCGTTATCTATCTCATTAGGGTTGTTTGTTTTCTGAGGTATATAAAACATATCAGGGGCTGTTGTCTTTGTTACGTTATCCCATACACTCCTTGCAAGTTCACTGTTTCCTTTCTGAATTCTAAAGGCAGTTTCTCGTACATACATTGCAATAGCCCAAGCCATTACTAGGTCATCATTATACCCTGATTGAGCTTCTGCTCGGTTATTTCTCCATACAAATACTTTTAATTCATCTAGTAATCTTTTAGAGTGTATTACTGCAGATTTATCATTAATAGATTCTTGGAGTTTTGCTATTGCTAGGGGCCTGGTTTTACTTGTATTTGAAAAACCTGGTACCATGTTTGAATTTAAGCCGTGAGGATCGAAATAACTATCCGCAGTTACGTTACCGGACTTAGGAGAGTGGTATAGATTTGCATATCCTCTCTCTTGTATAGTTTCAATAGTGGACCATCCTATATTAGCATTCTCTACTACTAATAAGGCGTTATTATATTCCGTAGCTATTCCTACCAGTAGATGTGCGAACTCTTTAGGTGGTAACTGTCCTTTATATTCTCCTGCTTGTTTACAATTTTCTATATCTATAATATGAAAGGTAGAAAAGTCTTTTCCATCTCCTCTTGCTACGTCCGCTACTATCATGTAATTTCTAGAATAATCTACATGTTCCCATATCCATAAGCTTTTATCTACTCCTCTTCTTTCTTGAGGGTCTGTCCTAAAACTTTGTTCATAGAATTCTAAAAGTTCCCCGTATATTACGGTATCACCAGAAGTTGAGAAATCACAATCACACTCTTGTGCTGCTAATCTAGGGTCTCCTAACTGTGCATCTTGTGCATCTCTCCAAGCTTGGTCTCTTTCAGGATGTACGTACCAGGGTAATTTAATTGGAAGGAAATCATTTTCTCCAGTCTCTGCTGCTGTCCATGTTTTATGAAACCAGTTACCAGTTCCGTAAGGAGTTGATAATACTATTGCTCCTCCACCTGTCGCTAATGTTTGTTGAGCAGAAGCCCATGTCTCTGCAATATTATCTATAAAAGCAGCTTCATCAATTAGTAGTAACGATACTGCTTCAGATCTTGCAGCATCTGCATTAGAGGATTTTGCGGTTATTTTTGATCCATTCGATAGTCTAAGACTTAGTTTATTTTTCTCTTGATATCCTACTTTCATCCACGATGGAAGGCTTTCGTACATAAACTGTACTTTAGATACTAAGTTTCTTGCTGTTGCTTGAGTTGTTGCTAAAGTAAGTACGTTCTTGTCTTTATGAAACAACATTAACCATAATGAATATCCTGCTGCAAGGGTTGATATTCCTAACTGTCTAGATTTTAATATTATAGAATAATCATTTTCTTGAAAGTGCTTTATAGATGTTTCTTGAAAAGGATATAGGTGAAAGAGTATTCTACCTCTTTGAGGGTGTTGTATATAACAGTACTTCTTCATAAAATGTACTGGGTCTTTCACACATTTTACATATTCCTGTCTTATGATCTGTTTTAATTCTGCACTCATTAAAATAACTTTAGATTTATTTTTGGCTTTTTTAATTTTATCTCCCAGTATAAGCTTCCACTTATTACAGGTTGTAGGTCTCTATTAAAGCCTATACCTACTCCGTACATTTTTGATTTCTTAGTCTTTAACATTAGATTAACTCCTGCTTGATTTAATGATTGTTTATTAGCAGACATGTTAATCCCTGTATACAGTCTAGTTTTATTAGTAGTTGTATTTGAGTGTATTGTAGTTGTTGGTATAAATACGTTGGGTTCAATTCTTCTTGATATTATTATATTTCTACTTACAGTATCATTTATAACGATATTACCTAACGTATCTAAGTCTAATGTATCTGTATAAAAATATTTTGCGTAGTAGTCTTTTAAAATACTTAGGGTATCTATGTCACTAGGAATTGTATCGTGTATAGTTTCTGTTCTAGTTTCCCACTTAGGAACATATACTAAACTATCAATTTTTAATGTATCCCACTTAGTCTCAACTTTAGTGATTGCTGTGGGATTTACTGGGGATGGTGGAGATTGACACTCTCTCTGTAGTATTAGGAGAGCTATCAAAGCTAATATAAGAAGAGTACTAAGGTTTATTTTAAAATTACCTATCATTACTCTTATAAATATATATTTATTTTAGTTTTTACCCTATGTTTAGATCTCTGTAATCTAAAGTTAAAACGTTTGCTCGGGGTGTTAGATTATTAAAACCTTTAGCAGGTACAGTTCTAATTGTAATTCCCCTCCCGGCATGTCCTTCTCGGCGTGTTGCTTTAGAAGCGTTTCTTTCAAACCTTATTATGGGCTTATCGTCTTCTGAAAAGTCCTCTGCTTCTTGGTAGTTTCCGGCTGTCTGTACGGTTAATGTACCGTTGTTCAGGTTGAAATCTTCATCTTCAAACGAAGCTTTTACTACTACTGCATTGTCTGATCCGAATGCTAAAGTTTTATAATCCATATCAGGTGCACCAAGTACGTAAATACTACCATAAGGTAGGTTGTTTTTAGGATTAATCATATTTAGTAACTTTGGATTCTTATCATCCTGTACTAGCTTAAGGTCTTCTGTACCTTCTCCCATGGCGGGTTTTAATACTGCATCAAATACTTGTCTATGTGTAGTCATAGCGGAAGACCACCTAAAGGCTTTATCTTCTTTTACTGATATGGGTCTTGTTTTTTTTGGGGTTATTAGTACTACATCTGCTTTTTTATTATCTGATGTTTTTTCTCCAACTCCCAATGCTCCTTTAACATTTTTATAATCAAGGTTAACACCGTTTTTACCTATAAATCTAACGTTAATAGGACCTCCGTTAGCACTAACTGCTTCTTCAACTTTATTTATTAGTGCAGCTTCGTTATCTAATCCTGCGTCACCTATGCTAGTTTGAGCTTTATGGATTATCTCTATACCTTCCGGTGTTCTAAATCCCCCGGCACTTGATCCTGTAATTTGATCTTTCTCATACCCTAAACTTCTTAATGCTTGAAAAACTTGTTGCCTTGGTCTATCAGTATACACTATTATTCGGTTTTTGGCGTGAGCAATAATTTCACTATCTTCTAAATTAAGCTTCTGTATTAATTCTTTGCCGAGCTCTTGTGCTTCTTTAGAGAGGTATTCAAATGGGTATTTAGCTTCTCCTATAAGATCAAAACCAAATATAGATTCAAATACAGCTATATCTTTTTTATTATTGATATCAGGATATCCTTTCTCACATCGGTAAGACCATTCTAGAAGTATTTTATCTATAAGTTCCATATTATGCTGCTGTTATTTCGTCAGGTAGTTCGTCTCCTGTCGGTATCTCTTCTACTTCCTCTTCAGGTTCGATTCCATCTATTGGAGCTTCTTCTTCATCAGTTATAACTTCATCTTCTTCTCCTTGCATAGTTATTTTCAATAGACGTGAAATAGCGTTTGTTGCCATCTCCTCTTCACCTAAACTTAATAAGTAGTGTTTTTTACCTGCTACTTGAGCTACCCAAGATCTTTCTAGATCATATAAGTAAAAAAATTGTCCGTTTTCAAGTATTACTTTATAAGTTGCAGGTTTTGGAGATATCCATTCTATATCTTTCACAAACATTGGAAAGTCTGCAGTCATTAGATCGTTTAATATCGGAATGAGTTGAGGGTGGTTTTGAAGAAGTTTAAATTCTGTATACTTATTACCTTCAACCGGTATTAGTTTTTGAGCTGCTACATCTCTTATTATAGTTCGGAGTATGTTTTTGTTCATATTAATAAATATACTACTTCTTCTTTAAGTTCTCTAAATACTTTATAGCTTCTTCTTTTTGCTTAACTATGTTAGAAGTATTGGCTTTACTCCAATTCTCTAATTCACCGGTTTCGGATATAAATCCATCGTTAGAATTATTAATTAAATCATCTACCCACATTTCATAATTCTGGATAGTATTGTCTATTTCGGAGTTGTGTATTTGTTTTTGGTATTCTTCCCATTCCCCGGAAATCTTTAATTTAGTTTCGAATACTGTTTGGCAATTAAAGCATCTTTTATTTATATTATAGAATTCTTTATCATACCGGTGGTTCATTATAGTATTACATTCCGGGCAGAAGAGAGGTGTTTTTTTAAGTTCTCTTGCTTTCTGTAGTTTAGATACATTTTGCTTAATACCGTTTTTAATAGTCCATTTTCTACCATCTTCCTCCCATACATCTCCTTCTTTTCTTTCTACTTCGTCTTTTTGATATCCTGCTGCTATAGTAGTTTTAGCACCGTCCTTACCTTGTATAAGATTCCTTAACCTTTGTACGTCTTTCTTTGCAAACTGCTTTTTTAATTTAGATTCAGACATTATTTAACGTAAATTTATTTACTTTACTATCTTTAGGCTTTAAAGTATCTTTGTTATAGGACTTTAATACACCGAGTTTTTTTATTTGACTATTTATTTTATTTTTAATAGCAAATTCACCTTCTCCGTTTATCTCTACTTTCATTTCTGTAGTAGTAATGAGAGGTATAAATTTAATCTTTGCTTGTTTACCAGTTCCATACTCCTCTACCTCTATAACGTTTATAGATCTCTCTTCAATTTGCTTTGTTTCAGCATTAAAGAACTTTCTTTTCTCTTCTGTGAAACTAACTTTAAAGTCGTGGGTATTATTAAACCATAACTCTATATTTCGTAATACTTGAGTTAAATTTTCTTCGTTCGGGGTTACTATCTTATATGCCATATCTCTTATTACCTAAAGATACGAACTTTTTTAATAAGAAGCAACTACTTTTTTAGTTGGTCCATTAGTTTAGAAATTACTTTATCTTTTACATTTTTAGTATAAAATGAAGCTTCTCCTAAACCGCCTTCTCTATCTAAAGTTTCTCTATCATGATCCATTTGATCTTTAGTCATTTGAGCTAAAAATGCTGCTTTAGGATCTTCTGGTAGTTCGTCTATTTCACCTCTTTTTACTTTTTGCATAAAGTATACTTTGGCTTGATCTTCTAAACTATCTTCAGTTACCATAGCATCGATTGCCGGTTCTTTTAATTCAAACTCTAGGTAGTGCTTAGCGCCTGAGATCATATTTTTAGCAGTAGTTACTTTTGATTGCCACCAATGTGGAAGATCAACTTCACCGTGTATGTCTTCTAGATCATCCATCATTTGATATAATTCCATAGAATATTTTCCGATTTTATATAAATCGCCTTTTAACATTCCTGGTTCGTCGTCTTCATGACCTAAATCTAAATCTTCTTGCATCATACCAGCATCTTGAAGCATCCTCCCAAAATCAGGAACCGTCTCTGCCCACTGCATGATTGCATCTACAGCTCCGGGGTTATCGTTAAAGAAGCTGTCGATATCATCGTATCCTAGAGTGGATGCTATATTATCGATATCGCTAGATCCGTAATACCCTTCATTTAAACCATCGAATTTTCTCTGTTTTAAAGCGGCCATAATAGCGTATACAGCATCTTGTTCACTGTAATCATATCGTTTAGCTAATCCTTTGATAAGTCTATTTACTGCTTTAACTACTTCAGGGTTAAGAGCTTCTTCTAAAGGTCTTCCTTCATCATCCATAGGCATGAATATTTCATCCTCATCGTCTAATTGTTCTTGATCTGGATCGTAATCTCCTTCTTTAAAAGCTTCTTTATCTTTAAGAGCTTTTTCCATTGACTCTTCTGTATCACCGTCCTTATCTACATCTGGATAGTCAGGTCTTTTTTCTTCTGCTACGGTTTCTTCTTCAACTTCATCTACTTCCATCCAATCCCAATCACCTCCAGATCCACCTCTTGATGCTTCTGCAGATGCAGTATAATTTTTTCCTGTAGATTCACTATGACCGGTAAGAGCGATTGTTGCATTATATGCATCCATTTGATCGATTACACCGTCAAATTCCCATTCTATATCATCCGGCAATCCAGCAGCTTCTTCAATCTTCTCTTCTTTGATTCTTAAATCAATACCGTCTTGAACAGGAGCATACCTATTGTA